ACGCAAAGATTCGACATCGATCTGTTCTGACGAGCAGCTTCAGCTTCAATTTTTTCCCGTAACTCAGGCGGAGGTACGAACATAATAGGCTTGCCTTTTTCTCGCGTCACAAACGTTCTCCTTTTAAGAATTTAGAACACTACAGCAAAAAAACAAACTTGTAAAGTGTTTTCTTTGAACGTACGAATGCGTACGAAAGTGCGCTTTGAAACGTACGCAAACAAACGTACACACGGGGTAGAGTGAATCTTCTACTACGCACATATATATATAGTTATTTCTAAAACGTACTTAAGTGTACGCATGAATGTTGTACGTCGCGTGAGAGCTTACACTCAACCCCACGCGTACACTGCGTACGTTTTGCTGTGTGCTGTTTTGCACAGAATTCTCTTTACAAGCGTGCTTAGCGACGCGCACTGTTGCGCTCACAGTGAAACACACTTCGAGCAACACTACTCTGTTGCACCCCACGCGGGCAGCTAACCTTGCGGCTGAGGAGAGGTGCTGCCCGCGCCCCTGTCTAAACTAGAATGAATGTAGATTGTAATGGCGAGAGGATTTAAAACTGGTGGGCGAACAAAAGGAACTCCGAATAAGCGCCACGAACTTCAGGAGTTACTTGACGCTGTTTTCGAGCGCGTCGATCCAATTGAAAAACTCACCAATCTTCTCAATCAGCCGATGGATAAAGGTGTTGAAGCTCGCGTTCTTCTTCGCTTGCTTGAGTATCGTTACGGGCAGCCACAGCAGCGCGTTGAGCTTACTGGCGCAAACGGCGGCGCAATCGAGCACACGATCAGCTTCGTCAACAAAAAGTCAGCTGATGAATCGCGCGCTGATGGTAGTTAATGTTCAATTCCCCGAGAAACTGGAATTTCTTTTCACTCCTTCCCGCTATAAAGTCGCATATGGCGGGCGTGGCAGCTCAAAGTCGTGGTCAATTGCGCGCGCGCTTCTGCTAATCGGGAAACAACCCGATCTTCTTTGGCCTGGCTGGTCGAAACAATACGGTCGTGACGGTGTTCGTATCTTGTGCTACCGCGAAACGATGCGTAGCATCGAAGAATCTGTGCATCAGCTTCTCACAGATCAGATACGCTTGTTGCAGCTATCAGACTTTTACCATATTCAACAAAAGAACATTGTTGGAAATAACGGCACGGAGTTTTTTTTCGCCGGCGTGCGGCAATCGGTTGACAACTTGAAGTCGTATGAAGGCGTTCACATTGCGTGGGGTTCGCAAGCTGAAGCAATGTCGAAACGGTCGTTGAACGTCGTATTCCCTACGTTGCGGCGCGACATTGAGATCGGTGATAAGAAGTATGGCAGCGAGTTGTGGTTCGATTTCAACCCAGAATTTGAAGATGATGAAGTTTACAAACTATTCGCTATCGAAGCGAACAGACCGCAAGACGCGCAAGTCGAGTTCGTAAACTGGCACGATAATCCATTTTTCCCTGAAGTGTTGCGCAAAGAGCGCGAAGACTTGCTGCGCCGCGACCCGGACGAATGCCAGCACATATATGAAGGCACGTGCCGCTCGACAGTAGAAGGCGCAATCTACAAGAAAGAGCTTCAAGCAGCAGAGCAGCAAGGTCGATTGACAGGACGCGTGCCTTATGACCCAACAAAGAGTGTCGAAACTTTTTGGGATATCGGCCCGGCGCATACCCGTATTTGGCTTGCGCAATCGTTTCCGATGGAATATCGAATTGTTGATTACATTGCCGGTGAACTGGAAGCGCTTAGCTTCTATGTCAAAGAGCTCAGGGAGCGCCCGTATCATTACGGAATGCACACACTACCTTGGGACGGAGCTGCCCGAGAGTTAGGTAGTGGGCGGAGCATCCAAGAGCAGCTGCAAGCGATCTTCGGGAAAGATTGTGTACGATGCGCAAGACAACTAAGCGTAGAAGATGGCATTGCGGCAGTTCGCGCAATCTTCCCGAAGTGTTATTTTGACAGCGAGCGATGCAATCTCGTGCTTCCGGGTACGAAGCAGATCGTTGGTCTACGCGGCTTGCGCTGTTATCAGTACGAATACGACAAAGACCTACGAACGTATTCGCGCAAACCTCTACATGATTGGGCTTCGCATGACGCAGATGCGTTTAGAACTTTGGCGGTGATGATACGCGAGCAGCGAGCTGCAAAGCCTAAGCCGCAACCTTCAAGAGCGGCGGCAGGGATACGGTGGGGGTAGAGTATGGCTAAGCTTCACGCCGCTCAGCGCAATAAGCTTTCGCGTTCAACGTTTGGCATTCCTGGTGCGCGCAAATATCCAATGCCTGATCGTTCGCATGCAGCAAACGCGAAGGCGCGCGCAACTCAAATGGTGAAGCGCGGCAAGCTTAGCGCGTCTAGCGCAGCAAGAATAAGAGCGAAAGCGAATAAGGTGCTTGGAAAATGAGAATCTGGCGCGTTCCTTATCTCGGCAGGAAACGAATGAGCATGTTTGAGTTTTATCGCCATTCATTCCGTTTTTGTAGTTTCTATGTAGCGTGGAGGTAAAATGCCATCTCACGGAGCATTGAAAGACGCTGCGGCGACAGAAGCACCGAAGCCTGCAAAGAAAGCCTTGATGCACATGCTGCTAAAGAAGGCAGACAATGGCGGCGTCGTCGCCGAGCATCGCATGAATACATTCGATGGCAAAGAGCCTGTACATGCATTCGGCGCTGAAGAAGGTCATAAGCTTGCTGCGCACATCGAGAAGCATCTCGGCATTTCAATGCCCGGACGCTCGAAAGTCGATAGCGCAGAAGAGACAGAAGGCGATCAGGAGTAACGTTGTTGAAAAAACTTCTCTCTGCCCGGAAGAACCGACGTAACTCTGCGAGCGGCGTCGGCGCACGCGGAAATGATACCGCCAGCGCGGTAGCTAGGCGCTGCTTACCTAAGGCCGTGAGGGACAGCACAGCCCCAGAAGCGCACGGCAGAGCAGGACGCTCGCAATTTTTAAGAAGCTCGCAATTTTTATTTTTTGATGAAGTTGGCTTTTGCTTCGAATGTCAAAAGCCGAAGCCATGTTGTTGCGGCTCTAGTGAAGCAGATCGTACTGTTGAGCGTGCATACATTTTGCAGTACAAGCTCCGCGCACTTGCACGCTCGTTCGTGGCGTTATCGAAGCTGGCGATTGGTGTATCAAATTTCACAAGGAGGAATAGGTGATGGCTGATCTAAAAGGTAGTTCGCAGCATGCAGCAGAGCATCAACACGGTGTACAGGTAAAAGAAACAGGTACGACTGGCAGGCCTGTTACAGAAGGACGCATCGAACAGCTTGAAGCGCGCGTTGCAGAGCTTGAAAAGAAAGTTGGCTAGATGTCGCAGCGCGCACTAGACCCGTCTGATTTCTTGCTCGCAATGCAACAGCATTGGAACGAAGAGCTGAAGCATTTGCGAGGGCAGCAACCTTTGTGGAAGTGCTTCGATTGCAAGCGCTCAATACCACGCGAAGAGTTGCCGCTCAGATGTTCAGAATGCAGTGGCCCTGACTTGAAAGGGAAAAAGATAGGCTATCGCCATTTGAAAATCAGGCAAGACGCGATGATTTGCATTAAATGCGTCAATAAGCACGACCACTTAAAGAAGATGGTGCTTGACTTCCAGTTTCAAGCCTATGCGCGCAGCCTTGAACGTCGCGCAACAGAAGCAGCGCAGTTTAGAGGCGCGAATGTCAATTAAGTTATTTATCGAAGAGCGCGCATTCCCTAAGACTACGAATAGGTATTGTCCTGAATGTGGGGCAGCTCCTGGTGAACGTTGCAAATTAACTTGGACAATGCATCCCGGCACTGAATTTGAAATCCCTGTAGGTACTTTATTGGGAAGCATTCATATTGCGAGGTCTCATGCCGGTAGTTAAAGGCCGTGCAGGCGTGAAGCAAGAGATGCACAAGTTTAAGGCCGGCACGCTGCATTCTGGTTCGAAGAAAGGCCCTCTCGTGAAGTCGCGCAAGCAAGCTATTGCAATCGCGTTGAGCGAAGCAGGCTTATCGCGCAAGAAATCTAAGCGTGTAGGGCGTGGTCAAGCTACTGTTCGTCGCGGCAATCAGCATTTTGAGAGTGAAACACATGCGTATCATTATTAAACTACTGATCGCATTGTTGTTTGTTGCGCGTTCTGTATGCGCACAACAGCAGACAGCTGTGTATTCAAATCCTGTTGGTGGCGACATCATTGCATCTTCGACGAATTGTGTTATTGCGCGTAGCTGTGTTTGGCAAAAATTACCCGGCACGGCAACAACGACAACCATTACCGGATCAGGTACGTTTGTCGGTACGTTCATTGTTGAATATTCCGCTGATGGTGGAAATATATGGACGCAGCAAAGCAGTCAAACTTCTCCATTCGTCGTTACGTTTGCTAGTGCTTCTTACACAGATGTGCGCGTGCGCTGCTCTGCATATACGAGCGGTACTTTGTCGGCGAATATCCAAACTTCTAGCGGTTCGTCCGGAGGAGGCACTTCTTCATTCGTTAATAGTATTTTTACCGGTTCTACTACTGCTTGCCGGCTTGGAAGCATACGTTATGTAGACCCAACAAATCTTTGCGGGTGGGGCGGTGCCGACATCACAGCGTGGGCAAACTCAGCAATGACTGATCTTGGAGCGAGTGGTGGCGTCGTATACCTACCTCCAGGTACATTCACCGGAGCAACAACGATAACAGTACCTACTAAGGTAACATTAATTTTACAGAGTACGCAGATCACTAGTTCTGCTGCAACTTCAGTCGTCAACCTAAGTGGTCTCTACTCGTCGATACAAGGAGCAGACGCAACTTTTGGCGGTGGAAGATTAGTTGCAGCGACGAATTCTGCTGCGAACATCGTTAATCTGGGTTCGGCAAACGCGAGCGTTCAGTTCTTGACGTTGGCAGGCAATCCAACTACAGGTAATGGCATTCAAATTCAAGATGGCATGTCTGGCTTCTATATAAATACAGTTCTCATTCAACCTGTTGGAGAGTGTGTCAAGATTGTTGGTGGTGCATCTGGCGGTGCTGGCGGTCAATTCAATAACGTTTCATGTCAAGGCGCTACAAACGTAGGTTTCGATTTCAATGTCGGTACGAATACTGTCTGGACTGGCCTGTATTCAAGCGGGCAGTTTACGACTTCTATTACAGGGACTGGTATTGGTACTGATATAAGAAACGTACAATTTACTTGTACTGCATGCTTAGACAACATTGATGCTATAGCGTTTAGAGTTGCAGGAAACGCTGCGCAGAACAATGTTGTTTGGAATAATCCTGACATGGAGCAGGATACGACAGCAGGGATTCAAATTCTTGGCTCTGGCAAGTTTGAGGTTCATGGTGGAAATTGCAGCACTTGCGCCGTAGATATTCAAGTTAACGCTGCTGCTGCGCACACTTTCATAGAGAACTTCAATACTGTAAACACGACTGGAACAAACTCGATCACTTACCTTACAGGATCTACTGGTAATCACACGATTATTCATGAGTCATCGCTTGACAAGGTGATTTCTATCGCAGCAGGCATCAAGGTTATCCGTTTGAATGACTCTAACGGCGACATTACGCTGCCCCTTCCTATTGATGTTGGTGGGGCAGTTGACACCTTCATCAGCCGACAGAATACAAGTGTTATTGCATTCGGAGCGAATAATGCAGTTGGCAATGCTGGAGCTAAAGCCCGTGGAGCGTTGTTTACCGCTGATGGTGGTACGGCCTGCGCTAATGGAAATC